CTGGACTATTCTGTATTTCCTCTCTCCAGGTTGGGGCATATTTTTTTACCTTTTTCTAGGATTAGTTGTTTCTGATACTGCCCATTGGTTATTTGATTTGTTTTAATTAAAGGAGTTTTTTGTTATGACGTTATCAAAAGATGTTCAACGATTGTTAGACCAACGCTATCTCCAGCCAGGAGAGGACTGGAACGGGCTGGTCAAGCGAGTTGTAGATCATGTTTGCGATGGAGAATCGAATTGGTATAAACAGGAGGTTACTGAACATATAACGCGCAGAATATGGCTGCCTAATTCGCCATGTCTTGTTGGTTCTGGAACAAAAACTGGTGGCTTGTTTGCTTGTTTTGTTGTTGGGCCAGACGAAGACACATTGGAACATCATGTGGAAGTCCTTGGGGATATAGCTGCCGTTGGGAAGCGTGGCGGCGGATGTGGTTTCACGGGCACGGGAATAAGGCCAAAGGGGATGCCGGTTGCGGGGAGCGTACACGGTTTCAGCTATGGACCGAATTGGTGGGCAACTCAAGTGTCAAGTTACCTTGATGGTATCACCCAGGGTGGGTTTCGCAAGTTCGCAGGAATGTACACACTTTTGTCTAGTCACCCTGATCTAAACGAGTTCATTGATTTGAAACAGTCTGGTAACGAAAAGCTGAACTATAATTTTAATCAGTCAGTAATGGCGACTGATGAATGGATGCGCGAAGCGGTTAATGGCGATGATGGCGAACGCTTTCAATTAATCAAGATGGCAAAGAACGCCTGGAACAATGGGGAGCCTGGATTGCTATTTCATACCACCATCAACGAAAATACCCCATACAAAACCTGTGGGTGCAAAATAGAGGCGACTAATCCGTGCCAACCCGAATTCGCTATCGCATTAACGAAAAACGGAGAAAAACAAATCGGCGAACTGTCGGTAGGAGATGAAATATACTCTGTTGATGGATGGGTTAAAGTTGTCAGAATCGTTCCCCAGGGTGTAAAGCCAGTGTATGCATATGAAATTGATGGATACGGAAATTTCGTGGGCACAAAAGACCATAAAATCAAAGCTGAGTCTAATTTCAAATATGAAGTTGATAGAATGTTTGCAAATCAAGTTCCTGTGCCTTGCCTGAATGAAAAAGACGGCTCAGTAAATTACGCAACAATTACTAGCCGGGCATACGTAGGTGACTATAAAGTTTACTCATTAACAGTTGATGGAGAAAGCCATAGTTACTGGACAAGTGGAGTGTCTGTTCAAAATTGTGGTGAGCAGCCAATTCCTTCATATGGTAGCTGTAACTTAGGTAGTATTAATATTTCTCACGAATATTTTTACGATGAACAGGGACGATTCGATTATGCTCGTTTATCTCGTGTTGTATCTGTATTGACCCGTTTTCTCGATAACGTAGGTACTCGTAATATTTTCCCAAATGATAAATTCAAGAACTGGTATGAAAAGCATCGCCCAATTGGTATTGGCATTATGGGTTACGCTGATGCGCTGTTGAAGATGAAATTAAAGTACGGAGAGCAGAGCGGATTAGATTTCTTGGAAAGCATTATGGGTGTTATTCAAAATGTCTCTTACTCGACTTCTGAAACACTTGGAGAGGAACGGGGTGTCCCAGAACACTGTCAGGCGGTTGGGCGGCGAAATATCACCACTGTCAGCATCGCACCAACGGGGAGCATTGGATTCATTTCAGAATGCTCTCATGGCATTGAGCCAATCTTTTCTCCTGTTTACCAGCGCACGGACGAACGTGGCGAAACCTACCTGTTTTCTCACCCGCTTCGCAATGAGCCTTACTTTGCATCCTGTTTGAATGATGATAAAACAAAAATACCCACATGGAAACAGCATATTGACGTACAAGCAACAGTTCAAAAGAATTGCGATAGTGCCGTGTCCAAAACGGTCAACATGAGCAATGACGCAAGGGTTCAGGATGTGCTTGATGCATTTGTTTATGCTTGGGAATCAGGCTGTAAGGGTATTACTGTTTATAGAGATGGTAGTCGCCAATTTCAAGTTCTTGAGGATGTGAAGGAGGAAGATAGCTTACTTCAAGATTGTCCATCTGGTGTTTGCGAACTATAAGGCGGTTTTATTATGACAATTGCAAATACGAGCAACGCAAGACTCGATCCGGCAGACAGAATAGAACTGACCAAGTATATGAATGATGTAACAGGAGCCAGATCAGGAAAACTGATTGCATTGTGGCCTCATTCGGTTGACAAAAAGTACGGACATGTTTTATGGACATGTCTTTGTGATTGTGGAAACCACAAGGTTGTAATATCAAGTAATATAAAAAGAGGATTGTCACAATCTTGTGGCTGCTCTTGGACATATCGTAGCGGAAGCAAAAACGCTAGATGGAGCGGTTATGAAGGCATAAGTGGTTCTGTATGGAATAAAATAAAAACATCGGCAAAGAAAAGAAGCATACCTATCGAGATAACCATTGTGGATGCTTGGAATCTGTTTACACAACAAAATGGAAAATGCGCATTAACTGGGGTGACGATTACGTTGCCAGAGTTAAATGCATACACAAATAGGTATACCGCTTCACTAGATAGAATAGACTCCAGTGTTCCATACACAATAGATAACATTCAATGGGTTCATAAAGATGTGAATAGATTGAAAATAGACTTCGGAACAGATCGTCTATTTGAATTATGTAAGCAAATTGTTGTCTACAATAATTTGTAACGATAATAGTACAATCATACTATTGAGCATCATTCCCAAATGAAGTATGATTCTTTCATAACCGAATAGACAGCCAGTGATATTATTAACTAACTAATCAAAAGAATAACTATCTACAGATTTTAGTTGTAATGTCTCACATGAGCTGGCTGTCACTTTCTTTAACAAACAGAACTTATCAAGCTACGGCTCAAACTGATAAGTCGAGATAGTCTGGTACTTCGAGTTGACCGTGGAGACAAGTTGTCGCAATTAACGGACAAGCAATGATGTAGCCCCAGTGACGACAGAACTGGAAAGCGACTATTACAAGCCAGATGAAATTAATAATTAAATAGACGAACAACTGGGGCGGTGTGGAAAATCGCAGACACGCATTCTTAGCCTAGCGAGATGGTCATTTGCGCGGGACTTAGATTGATGAGCCAGCTAGAGTCGCGACTAGCCCCCAGTAAAATATGCCGGATTGGTGTAATGGCAACACGCTGGAATTCATAACTCCAGATTTGCGGGGGTATCTAGATTAATCAACGGATAATTGCAAGCCCCTTGGTTCGATTCCCGCGTCCGGCACTAGATGGTATTATGTGTGCAAAAAGGCTATCGCCAAGAGAGAACTTCGGTTTCCGCTATAATATCATCTTAATGGAGCAACAAAGGGATTGGCGACCCAAAGCCTCTTGAAAAGGTGTTCCCTGAAAAAGGATTGTTGGTTCGACTCCAACTTGCTCCGCCTTCACCTGAACCTATAAGCTATCTACTGGTGACTAGGATTTCTGCCAAGATGTAACGGTATTGCAGTGTGTCAACTGCAAGTGGATAGCGTGGTGAATTTAACGCTCTTGTAGCATAACGGCAATGCACCCGTTTTGTAAGCGGATTATTATGAGTTCGATTCTCATCTGGGGCTTATGAAAGATAGATATGTAAACGGATACAAACTTGTATACAAGCCCAATCATTTTACATCAATGAATGGCGGGAACTGGGATGGGTATATATACGAGCACAGATACGTTATCGAACTATTCATTGGTAGGTATCTTGAAGAAGATGAGGTTGTTCATCACAAAGATATGAATCGTGCCAATAATTCGGTAGACAATCTTGCTGTGATGAAAAGATCGGAGCACTCTTCTCATCATAATAAAAAATGCGTAAAAAAGGAATGCATTAATTGCGGTATAGCTTTTCATCCATCAAAAAACAAACAGAAGTATTGCTCTAGAGCGTGTTTTGATTCACATAGAGAAACGATAGATTGGCCCAGTCTCTTGGAATTAGAGAGTATGGTTGCAAAAAATGGTTATTCAAAATCCGGCAGAATTCTTGGGGTTAGTAATAACGCAATAAAAAAAAGAATAGAGAAAATCAAATCCCGTTAGCTATCTGGAGAAAGCGGTGGTCTTATAAGCCATGAAGCCGTGTTCGATTCACGGACGGGGTACAGTGGTGTATCTCTGCACCAGAGAGCGAACTAGTCTTGCGTGGTGGCTAGGTTGAGATTCGCGGTAAAAGTCCGTACCACGCTCTTTAAAAATTCTGGTAATAGAAACTGATAAGATTGCCTGCGTATTATATATTGTTTCTTGACAGCGACACCAAAATGTATAATATATAAGTCCGTATAACCCAATTAGGTAGAGGTGCTGGACTTAAAATCCAGAAGATGATGGTTCGATTCCATCTACGGACATTATGCCGCTGTATCCCAACTGGCAGAGGAACCCGCCTTAGAAGCGGCAAAGTGTTGGTTCAACTCCAACCAGCGGCACAACAACGAGCAACAAGCCACAGTAGCCCAATTTGGCAGAGGCGGCTATCTCAAAAGTAGTTAGTTCCAAGTTCGAGTCTTGGCTGTGGTACAGATAACGTTTATATACGAGCCGATTGGTCCCGCCGCTGGATTGTAACCCCAGTGTCATTAAACAGGCGGGAAGTTGACGACCAGTGCGATTCTGGCATGAGGCACAAGTCTATTGACTTTAGTGTCTGGATAATTCCCGGATGAACTGAGGAAGCAAGCGGGATAAACTCAGAGAGATTGACAATAAGCCCGTACAACAAACTGTCGTCAATTTATCGACAGTACAGGTGAGATAAATGAAACTGTTTTTCAGAAAATTACACGGTATATTATTAAATTGGGCGCATACCGGCTATGGCAGATGCAGTCGTTGTGAGCGAGTTTGGGGGATTTGCGAACCTCACATAACATCATACGACGGAGATGGCCCATTTAAAGAACACGGCGGCTGCTTTACGTTATGTGAGGAATGTTGGATGGAACTAACGCCCCAAGAAAGATTGCCGCACTATCTTCGTTTGCTTTATAGTTGGATGTCATATGGCGGCGCGACCCACAGGGGCATGCCGTGGAATATTGCACAAAAGAAAATAGAAGAAAGCGTATTATCAGGAAAATAATGAAAACAAA